TGTCCATAGACTCACTGACACTATACTTGGTAGGAGTGCCATGATAAGCATCAATAGCAACTCTGACAATTTCATTCATATCAGCCATTGTAATTTTCCTCCTTTATCAGATTTTTACTTAAGCTTCTGTGTTGCCAATCTTGACAACATAGTAGGTGTAGCGACCGGCAACCTCGACAGCCATAATGGTGCCCAGGCCAGTGCCGGCAGCGTCAATCTTGCCGCCCTCGCCAATGCCAACCTCAGCGCCCTTTGCAGCGACAGCACCGCCAACAAAGCCGTCCTTGGTGACAGAGTACATATTGCGGCTGCGAGGAATATAACCACGGCAGATAGAACCAGCCTCATTGATAAACTCGTCCAGGTTCTTCTTGCGCTCGTCGTACATAACCTCAACGGTGCCAATAATGGCACAGTCAGACAGCTTGCTGGAAGCAGTAGCCAGAACGGCCTTCATCACTTCACGCTCGCCCTCTTCGTAGCCCTGCAGCTCAACGATAGTGCCGTTCTCAACGGCGATTTCCTTGCCATCAGCGTCATAAACGCGGCAAGAAACCAGATCAGCAGCCACATCAGTGCCGCTGAGCAGGTCAGATCTAAACACGGTATAAGCCATAACTTTTTCCTCCTTAAAATTTATCGGGTGGGCGGAAACTCAACGAACAGTCCGCCGTAAGGCTCGTCTGCAAACTTGTTCTTCTCAACAGGCAGGCGAGGTGACTTCTGCTTCTGAGCAGAGAAAGTGTGGGTTGTGTTGCGTCCGCGAATTGCGAAGCACTTGTCCTCAAGCTCCTCAATAGAAAGCTCGGAACAATTACCCTTCAGAGTCTCAAAAGCCTCAATGCCATTCAGGTCTGCGAACATAGCAAAAACTGCGTCCTCATCAGCAGTACGCTTGTTGTCAAGCTGTTCCTGCTTATACTGGCGCAGTTCCTCAAGTTCGGTATTCATATTCTTGATCGTGTCGGAGGCGGCATTGTATTTTTCCTCCAACTCGGTTTTTGTGGCTTCAAATTCAGCATTCAATTCTGAAGCCTTAGCGGATACGGAAGCTTCCACAACAACATCAAACATTGCCTTGTAAGACAGCTCAGCATCGCCCTCATCGAAGTCTACGATGGAGAACTTCTTGCGCTTCTTAGATTCAAAGTCAATTACGACATTGTCGCCATTCATAGAATAATGGAAACCATACAGCTTCCAGTCTTCCATATCGTAGCAGAATACTTCCATAGCATCGGAGTCATAGTCGCAATACATATAGCGACACATTTCGCCCCATTCGGTTTTCACCTTTTCAGCGCACAGTGCGCCAAGCAGCTCATCTCTGAACTGTTCGCCAGACAGTGCAAACTGACCTTCCGCTCCGCTGCCGTTGGGGTCAGCGTTGACAGGTGTACCAGGCTGATTATCGTTATTGAAGCGTGCATTCAGTTCTGCCTCAAGCTCCTCTGCTGTCATTGCATCAATATCGAAATCAAGCTGATCCACACTCAGACCAAACTTGGTAAGCAACTCCATCTTCTGTTCCAAGTGCTCTTCTCCTCCTTCCATCGGATTTTGTGGGTGTATGTCAACCTCAAGTGAGGTGTTGACCTTTTTGAAATTCTCTTTGAACTCTTCCATCATCTCTGCATACTTCTCTTTGAAAGTATCCATACCAAACATGGCAAGGCTTGCAGACTCATAACAAGGTTCAGCGGCTTCAAGCAGGCAGAAAGCCAAAAACTCAAACGAATCAATTACATAAATGCCGTCTTCCATACGACCGCTCTTAACGCGGATCTCCATAGACTCATCAGTAATTACATTGTTTTTAATTTTTTCATAAGCTTCCTGACGCTTCCAGATAAGAGCTTCAATGCACAGATACTCATGCACACCGCTATCATCTTCAAAACACTCCCACCAGTATTTAGCACTTTCGGGAATTACGCCGACCGGCTGAGTAATGTTGACGATTCTCGCAGAACCGTCTTTCATCACGATCTCTACATCGTGACTACCGATCTCGTCACGCTCCCGGTTGTAATTGCAAACAATGGGGCAGTTGTAAATTGTGCTCATACTGCGTTCAAACGCTTCCTTAGAAATGCTTGATCCATTACGGTTTTTGCCAACATAGGCCACCTTGAGCACGCCTGCATCAAACGAGCTATTAACCTCGCACAGTTTCTCGACAGAAGAGCTGTATGTAATCTTCATGTGTTCGTCCAATTACATCACCGCCTCTCCAAAATATAGTGAGAGGTGGGATGCGACTCCCACCTCAGAATGTAAGCATATCTGACAGAACAAATGAGACACCTGCATTGGTGATTTCGTCCTCGGATGCAAATGTGGTTACATCCTTGTTCTCAAACACCCAAATATGATTTCGCTTGTCCTCTTTGATCAGCGAATAACCCATCGCGACCATCTTGTCCTTGTCTTCCTTCTTCATTACATAAACGAAACGCATAATCGTTTCCTCCTTTTATTCGTTGTTGTCTCCATCTTCAGTCTCTCTGGACTGCTCACCAGAGTCACTCAGCTCTCCAATATCCTTTTGAGGAGCGCCGGCGTCAGCGGAACTCATCGTTGCAGAACTCATCAACGGCTTGAACCTTGACTTCAGATCAAGCACGCTATCCTCCAGGAAATTCATGCAATCCATCTCTGCCTGAGACACACCCTGTGAAGCACAGTAGTAAGAAATGGTAGGCAAACCATACTGAGCAGCTTTCAAATACTGCTCGCCGATTTCCTTGCGGTTATAAGGACTGCAATCAAGGAATGTTACCTTGAAATTCTTACCGTGTGAGTAGCTCTGAATAAAGCGGTTCACAACACCCTCAAGACTCTTGACGATGCCATAAGTAATCGCTTGGTCTGCCTTAATAGACAGGAGCAAAGCATTGCTCGAAGCCTTATCGTTGTTGAACAGCAGAGTGGAAACACCCGCTGCGGTAAACAGGTTCTGCTCAGCTTCCGCAATCGTATCGCTATCACCAGCGGTGGAACGATCAAAGCTGATCTTATTGATTTCCATAGGAGACAGAACTGCGCCAACCTCTTCCGGCAGAACATTGTCCAGGTTGCGGTAGAATTCTTTTGCCTTATCAAGATCCATTTCCCATTCGCCATCAGAATTGATGCCAAGCTTCATTACCAACATGGCATAATTCTCCAACTCAGTCTTTGTCATCTTGAGTTGCTTGTAGTCCTCAAGGTCATAAACTTCGCGGAACATACCTGCAAACGGGGGAATAGAATAATTCAGAATATCTGTGTTACATTTCACAGCAAACGAAGTAGGAGAATCCAACTCCTGCCACTTCATCTTTGTGCGGTCATTCTGATACAGCTTGTACTTTTTCTCAAATTCGGGCGGATACAGCGCCAAATACTCACTGTTTGAGTCAAAATATGAGAAATCGAACGAAACATTAAGAACATTTCCCTCAACAACTGCAATATCACAGTAATCGGACGGCAACTGCTGAATGGTAATGTTGTCGTTGGTGACCCACATGGTTCCATAGAATGTATCTTCGCGGAGACAAACCGTAATAATCTTGGGGAACTGGTTCTTGATATCCATCGCAGAAAGCATATTCAGCGTTTTTCTGTATTGCTTACCGATGGTTGCCGGCTTTACGGTGCTTGTGTCAATCTTGTGCGGAGACAGCACATATGACAAATCGGTCAACCCAGTAAAATACTGGATCAACCGACGGAAGTGTGAGCTTGCACCATAAATGTAAATAGCAGCATTTCGCAGATTCTTTTGGTTACTATAAGGATTCTGCAAAAATGTTGTGATTTGATCTTTTGTGTATAGGTAGAAAGTCGGGTTCCTCGAAGTGCCGTTCAGATCTCTGGTAATCAGTCGATTAAGTGCCGCAAATCTCTGTGGCAAATGGATCATACCATCAATATTGAAATTGGAACTTGTCGCCGCCGACCCAGAAGTGTTCTCAGTCACTTCAACAATCTTTTTCTCCACTTATTTCACCCGCCTTCCTTGTTTAACTTTTGGTGCTCTGAACATGAACACCTGATCACTCTCAGAAGCAGAACTATTTCTTTTCTTAAGCTTACTTTCAAGCTGACAAGCAACCCAATAGCTATAGCTCAAACTGGAATAACGGTCTTTTCGCACACCCTTTTTACGGGTGATTTTAACAAAGCCGCTCGTCTCATCATGCTGCAGATTGATCAGCTCATTGATCAGAAGCGTAGTATTGATATACGGCATTTGAAGCTGCAGTTTATCAGAAGCATCAAGAGAGCCATAGCCACGGATACCCGCAAGGCTTGTCTCACCGTCATACTCAGATACAAGCAATCTTACTCTGCCAGCTCTAAATCCATCACGAAGCAAAATTGCACACTCAGAATTGAATTTGTCTGTTGCGTTAATAACCCACAACGCTTTCTCAGCGCCATGAGGAGCGCGGGCAGCCCACTCTGCATTGTTGCAGCAGGAAAGAGCGGGGTAAACTTCACCAGTATCTGGATCGTTAATATCTCTAACCAAGCTATCTGCAACACCAAAGCCGACGCCCTTAACATCGATTACGATGTAGTCGCACATATACATCTCATACAACTTTCGAACGCGTAGTGCCTGATCGGCAGTATGTGCGCCCTCAGAAGATTCTGTGTACACAAGATTATTCGTATATCGTCCTGCCTTTGTTGGCAACAACTGATTGATGAAAATAGCGGATGCGTCGTTTTTATTTTTCGTACTTGCCATCAAAGCAAGGTCAACCGACAGAATACGCTTTTCGCCGTTCTGTTTCGGAAGTATCTTCACCTTTTTGGAGTCCGTCAACTTAATTGACACATCGTCAGGCAACATGGGGTAAGCAATCTTTCTGTTCTTAGAAACAGTGTCAAAATCAAAGAATGTACCATCCAAGTCGCCAAACCAGAGACACTCCATCTCCATAGACCATTTGGTCTCATTGAAGCCGGCCTCTGACATTTCGTCTGCAACCGCATTGTTGTCAAGCAGTCCCTCTTTAATGGAAAGCTGATACGGCAAGCCACACACGAAATACTTTGTTGTATCATCCAGCATTTTATCCTTGTAGTCTTTGACCTTTTCATATGACCAATGACTCTTGAAATAAGCACTGGAAAGATACACTTCCTTGTTACGCTCTTTGAGGTGAGCGTACTTTGGATTATGCAAATACCCGGGCATACGAGGGGCGGTCAAGAAACGGCGCAGAACGGTTTCAATAGTGTCTTTGTTAACCATACGGAACTCGTCCACCAACAGAATGTTGGCACGGTTGCTTCGTGCGGAGTCAGACGCAGTAACAACCTTAATAGAGGAGCCATTCTTAAAATCAACATACGCATTTGTACTTGAAATGACCAAGTTCTCAATCTCATTTTTCAAAAGAGGAGAGTTGGGCAAAAGCTCAATTTTGATCTTTTCAAGAATGTTGATACTCTGACCTCGTGTGCCGGATGCAATACATATTTTTGTACCGGGGTATAGGATACATCGAATACAGCAGAAAACAGCCAGAAGCCAGGATTTACCCTGACCACGAGCAGCGATGTAACAGAAGAAATAGCAAATATTCATCATATAAAGCAGGATCTTCTGGAACAATCGCAGGTGGACATTCAGGTAGTCTTCAGCAAAACGGTGTGGGTTGGCTCTATAAAAAGAAGCCCACGCATCCACGCCGGCCAAAATTCTACCTTCTCTTGTTTCACTCGCCATCTATCTCACCGTCAAAATCGGTTCCGTT